AAATTGCGAACATCCCTATTAAGTCTAATAGGATTTCTACCTTCTTTATAGTTTTTGTTCATCGATTTACGTTTTGATGAACCATTTTCACCATCCCAACAAATAATAATTTGGTCTGGATTTATTTCTTTACATAGTTTCTGCAAAATCTTTAACATACCCACGACACCACCAATAGGTTGTCCGTTTGTAGATAATGTAGGATTTACAATGTATGCACGTAGATATTGATTATTTCCATCGACCACCATTAGTCTTGGCATTTTTCTATGTCCTTGTTAAAAATATAATATGTTTTTTCTAAATTAAGAACCCACACTTCGCACATATCTTCAGATATACCTAAAACAATTCCTAAAAAACAATATTCCCCAAACAACCTATGTTGCTTAGGGAATATAGTATTAACAGGGTCATATACCTCGTATGGATAAAGCGAAGGACTCCATTTATTTATTTTTACTATTTCTCCGACGTTGTAAAAGTACATTTCTCACATAGAGTAGTATATTTTCTTGTTGTTGCGGGTGACCCGCATAGTTCGCATGTTTTGTACGAATAACTTTCTGTTTTTTGAATTAGTGAATCAACAAATTTTTGGTCTTGTTCAGAAACACCATCTGAACTAATATAAAATCTAAGACCACCATATTTTTGTTTTACTTGTGCAGCAAAAATTCCTTCTTCTGGGTCTGGGTATTTAGAATTTACAATCTCAATTTGAGTACAAAGAAGGTCAATAATATCAATCCAACCTTCGTTACATTCGACATATTTAAGTCTGCTAAATAGTTTAGGATATTTTACAAAAAGTTGTTCGTACTTCATGGCATTTGGTCTAGACTAAGTTCCTTAATAACAAGATTCTTTTCAAAAAATCCAATTGTTGATGGGTCTTCGAAACCATCATCAATTGCTTTAGCCATTGCTCTTTGCTTCGCTTTACCAGCGTTAAGCATTGAAGAATAAATACCTACTACATTTACATCATTTGTATATGAATTTGTATCATTCAGATCGAGAACAACAAATACTTTTGACATTTGAAAAATTAATCTCCCTTTGTATTGTTAGTATAACATTCGTTTTGCTTGACTGCAAGTTCTCTTACACCTTTAATAGTATCAAGTGCAAGTTCAGATGCAGAAAAATAACCATTCTTATCAGTAGAAAACTTCATGATTCTTTCTACAAGAATATCATAACACCTTGCAAGTGCATATTCAAGTTGTGGATAGTCTGCATTTTCAATTTTTTTTGTTGAAGTGCATCCTTCCTTTTTTACAATAATCCAGCAACCTTCTTCGGCTCTTTCCCAAGGTTCCTTGTATGGTTCAAATGGTGGAATTGTAATTGGCTTTGGAAAATTAGTTCTCATTATTAATAAGCCTCATAGACTGAATGTTACCATATTCATCAGAATAAATAACCTTCTTTACTCCAACATATTCAAGTGCTGCTTCGCACATAGGACAGGGCTTAGAATTACGAAGATTGCCAGCCTTTCCGATACGGACAACATACATCGTTGCGCCCTCGGTAATAGAACGATCAAGGCCAAGGACGCAACCAAGTTCAGCATGATGCGTTGCATGACCAATCTGCTTCTTGCGGAAACGATTACCCCAAGAACGATACTTGTTCTTGTTGCAGGAAGTGTTTAGAACAGAACCTCCACGAACAAGGACGGCACCATGACGATATTCCTTGAATTCAGACTGAGCGGCAATACGCATTGCAAGCTCAACATACCTACGCTTCTTGTGAGACAACTTCGGGTCGGACTCCATAAAGACAATCACCTATTGAACATAAGTAATATACCATGCCCAATAGGTGATTGCAAGAGTTTTGATGTATGACTTTATACAGATTGATAATAACCGGGAATCCACTCACCCCATCTATTATAGTGACCGGGAACCCATATAATTTGTGAATAATGTATAGGTACTTCTAACCAAACAAATCCGTTCCAAATAAATCTAAAACCGACTCTAGGTACTGGTGAGACACGATATGGTGGGGGTCTTGGTGTTCTATACTCATAACGTACTGCTGGTACAGGACGACGAGGTGGTCTACTTTCATAACGAGTAGGTGGTGGATGATGATGCCCATGACGAGCAGGATGTGCTTCGGCAGAATCAATAAAGAGTGCTAATAACAAGGAAAACATATTTTATCCCTCCTAAGTAATTAGACACTCTTCATTGAAAAATATTTAATTTATTTTGCGCTTTCTGCTTCTTCAACAGGAGTATCTTCATCACCATCAATATTGTAATATTTAGAAGCGTGTCCTTCCTTAGACTCAAAGTTATGAATTAGTTCTTTATCCATCAATTCAAGAACACGTTTTCTAAACTTCTCATTTTGCAATTTTTCAATCCAGTTGGCAGATTGAAACTTATCTTTTGTTCCATCAGCATATACAAGGGAAAACCAAGCACCTGTTTGTTCAAAATGTGGAGAAATCTTAACTGCTTCAAACCATGATTCTTCATCTTGAATTGCAATATCTTCACCACCCCAAAGAATTTTAAAAGTACATTCACGACCTTCGGTTCCAAAACGAGACTTTTTAAGTTTAACCTTAACCTCAGAACCTAGTCTATATCCGTTGTCGTCAGTAACGTAGGATGCCTTAGATTTGCGTCCAGTAAGCCATACACGCAACGAGTAGGCATAGGGTAGGGCTTTGCCACCGGGAGTGAAGTAAGGCTCTACAAGGGCTTCTGCGGGCGTGCTAGTGATGTTTGTTTTAAGCTGATTTAAAACTAGCAAAGTAGAGTGCTTATTTGCAATTGGCTGGACTAGTTTTGACATACCTTTTGAAAGAATACGTGGCTTTTGAGCCATAGTAGATTGAGGATTAAAATCTCCTTCAAGGTCTGCATTTGCTGGCGTTAAAGCAAGAGAGTCCCAAATAAACAACATTTTATTGTTGTTTGCTCCAAGAAGTTCTTCGATAGTTTCAAGAACAAACTCAACAGATTGTGCTTGAACATACAGAATATTTTCTACATCGCAACCTGCTTTTGCAAGGAAGTCTGAATCAAGAGCAGATTCTGAATCAAAATAGATAACATCAATCCCTTGCTTTTGAGCATTTGCAGCAATCTGTGCTGCCATATATGATTTACCAGAAGCAGAAAGACCAGCAATTTCTGTAATCTTTCCTACTGGAATACCTGCCATTTTTCCTTTACAAATAATTGAATCTAACCAACGAGAACCAGTTGGAATCCATTCAGATACGTCAGTAGGATTATCATCAATAAGATTAAATGCTACTTCATTTCCTGCTTTTTTATTAATTAAGTCTTTAAGTTCTGATATTGATAATTTACCATTTTTAGTTGTTGTTGTCTTTGTGCGTGCCATTTAATAAACCTCATAAAGAAAAAGGACGGGCATACCATAAGATATACCCGTCCCGTTAGATTGTCAAGAATTACTTAGAAGCAAATTCCTCAAATGCTTGATCAACAGAAGATGCAGCACCCTTGGATTTACTACCACCCTTCACGATTTCACGGGAAGAAGTTTCTGCACTTTCATCGGATGCAAGAGCACCATCAAGAATCTTTTGAACATCAGCAGATGTATGACGCTTGTAGAGTGTAGTAAAATCTGGAATTGTGTCAAGAAGTTCCTTACACTTTGCAGGACCACCATAAGCTGGGTCGCAAAGTGCAGATTCCTTACGACGAGGAGTAATCTTGGTTTCTGGGAATGCACCGGGAGTAGTTGGCTTGGTATAGTCAATTACAAGGTCAAAACCAGTTTCGGGGTCAGTAATATCACCATAGTCTGGATTTAGAACGAGTTGAATAAGGGTTTCATATGCACGCTTACCATATGACCAGATTTGAACACCCTTCTTTTCATCACCACGAACGATGATTGGAGACATAAAACGTTGGCGAGGGAACAAGTCCTTTGCCATTTTTTGGCTTTCCTTATCTTCGTTTGCAGTACCTTCGCGCCAAAGTTGTGAAGCAAAATCACAAACGGGACAAGTCTCGTTGTAATTCTTCTTTGGACAAAGGAAGTTTTGATTTCCTACGCCATAGTGAAACCACATTTCCTTGAATGGG